ACAAGCCCATCAAAATAAATATGAATCATTTTAATAAGAAAAATTTTAGCTTTATTCAAGGCGCTGGTGGCCCTAAAAAACCAGAGCCTCCGCCGCCGCCAACATTAAAGCCGCCAGTGATGGGCGACTTGCAGGCTATCTCTTCTTACGAATATGTTGAAAACGTGGATTTAATTTCTGACGGAAGCATTGATAGCTTAGTTAATCAACGCGGCGAATATGTTAATGGCGCAGGTATTTTCGAAGGCATTTACTTGGAAGATGTGCCCGTTAAACAATCTGCTACTATTTCTGGAGATAATGTTCTTCAGTCTTTTGATCTTTCTTTTATTGCTACTGGTTTTTCAGGGATAAAATCTGGATTTTCTGGTTATTATTACGACTCTAATAATAATTTTTTAGACAAGCCTTTAAGCTCTGGTGTTTTTTCGTTGACTGGATATTTGAGCGGAGTAGGGTATTCTGTTTTGAACTCCAAAAAAGATATAGCGAATAGTATATATTCGTCAATTCAAGAAGTCAATACTGTTTTAAACAATTCTTCTTACGCTCCAGACGCTGATATTTATAAACAATTGCGCTCTATCGGCGCTAAATTTAATTACAAATCGTCAAAAGAAATTCAATCTTATCTGTTGCCAAACTTCCCGCAAGAATTTGACGAAGATTATCCGTTTTTCTGTTTAAAGCTAACTGTTACTGGAGACAGTATTTCGAGCTATAAATCTGATATATTCACATATCTTGACAGCGATTTAACTAATCAAACATATCTACCACTTGAGAGCACAGAGTTGCAAAACAGAAGGTTTATTACTCCCCCACCGAAAATTGATTTAACTTATTGCAATAGCTACGCTTATGTTTCTGGAGGTGAGAATATTACGAGTCATCGTTTATGTGGCTCTATGTATGTTTTTGCTTATAAAGAAAACGATAAACCTTTGCAAAATTCAATTGACGCCATTATTAATGGTATTAAATCTATAAAATTAATAGATTCATCTTCTAAATACAACATTGGTAACGCTTCAATGGAAATCCGCAATGGAGATGAATTGCAGAAACCTTTAAGTTTGTTTAATAAAACTTATTTAGATAAAAATTATGGAACATTGTTGCGCGGACCTTTTGCAAAAGGCAGGCAAATTCCTAGTCTATACATTAACGCAACCACTTTAAATACTCAATTTAATAAAAACTCAGAAAATGCAAGCACAGGAGTTGATCAGGCAATTTTAAATGATGTTATTACAGATAGCGAGCGTTCTCTCGCGCTATCTAATAGCAAAAATAAAGAATTAAACTCAGAAAAAATTAAGAAAAATGCTTCGGCTGTAATAGCATATACGAGCACTATGTTTCGAATAGTTAGCTCTTCGCAGTCTTTAAGCGATGCGCAAAAAATTGATTTTATAATTGACATGAAATTAGTTTTTTCTAGAAGCTCTAGGCAAGGTGGTTCGGACATTGTAGGAAATTACAATAAAAATATACGAATAACTTTAAATAAAAATGAAGGAAAATTCGATCCTAATATAACTCTCCTTTCTCCTGATGCTTACAATTTGACTCCAAAACCTATAATTAAAACAGACCAAAGCCCACCATATACAGGCTACGTTCAATCGCTTTCTGATATTATACTGCCACAATACAAATTGATAAAAGATTCAACGGCTTACTATTACACGATAGATGCTGTATCTATAGGCGGATTATTACGAGCTTGTTTAGATTTTGGTTTACGAGCACAAGGCAGTGATGACTCGCGGCTCCGACCTACTCAAACTAGTTATTCTGATTGGAACAAGGAATACATTAAAAACTCTTCTGAACCATCTATCCCAGTTGTTCACGTCATTAATAATCCTAACGTAGATAGAGTCTATATAAGCATGTCTGTAAGGGTTCTAAGAGACATGGCTCATAGAGAAACTTCTTTAAAAAGATTTGGACAAAGCGCTGTCCCAGTAGATGCTGGAACCAGTTTACCTTCATTAATTAATTTTAGAATTGAAATTGGTTACCAAGATAAAGACGGAACAGAAACAATCATTGAGGGAGGAACAAAAGACTTTCAAATTAAAGGCACTGCCGACTCTCCTGCGAGTATTGATATTGGCAGAGAGGAGAACAATACTGCTGCTATCATTCCTCAATACTCAAGGTTTATTATGGGTGCTCAACAAAGTTTTGCCGCTCCTTTAGTTTTGCCACCTGCTGAGCCTAATCGGACTCGTTTCGTAAGAGTTTACCGCACAACGTATGAGTCTTACTCTTCTCTTGTTAAACGAGAAATTTCTTTAGAGAAAGTGAGCGAAATCATTAATCTTCCGTTCTCTTATCCATACTCTACTATTTGTGGGTTAAAATTAGATGCTCGCACGCTGCCTCAGATTCCCGCTAGAAGTTATGATGCTAGATTTAAAAAAGTATTTGTTCCTAGTAATTATTTCCCGCTTAAAGCAAACGGTAAAGATAAACGTTATCTAACGTTTTCAGAGTTAGTTGAATTTCAAAAACCTACTTATCCTATTGATGACAAAACTATTTACAAAGGAAACTGGGACGGTACATTTAAATTTGCTTGGACAGATAACCCAGCTTGGATTATTTTTGATTTATTAATCAATAGAAGATATGGTTTAGGTAACTTTATTTCTCCTACTCAAGTTAATTATTGGGAGTTGTATAAGATTGCTCAATTCTGTGATGCTGTTGATAAAAATGGATTATTTGTTGGAGTCCCAGCAGCAGATGGTGGTTTAGAGCCTCGTTATGGTTTTAATGGAGTTATCGCGGATAAGACTAATGTTTTTGACATGATCAAATCTATCGTTGCTTCATTTAGAGGAAACATGTTTTATACAAATTCTGAAATCAATTTCACAAATGATCGTTTGAAGCCGATCATGTCTTCATTTAATAATAGCAATGTGAAGGATGGGTCTTTCAGTTATACAAATTCTCGTAAAGATTTGCAATATAATGTTATTGAAGTTTCTTATTTGGATCGTGATGATTTGTTTAAGGAAAAAATTGAATATGTTGAAGATCCTGACGATATTAAAACAAGAGGTATATTAAGAACTTCTGCTCAAACTTTTGGCGTAACAAGCCGCGCTCATGCTAAACGCATTGGCCAGCATACAATTTACTCTACAATTAATGAAGATCAAAATGTTCAGTTTGTTGGGGGATTGGAAACTCTTCTTTGCAGGCCAGGCGATTTGATTTCCATTAATGATGAGCTTCGCACTCTTAAAAAACATGTTGGACGAGTGTTAGATATAGATGCTGCTAATAGTGTTATTCATACTAATATAGATTTAAGCGCAGGAGATTTTAGCTCTACAGGATTATTTCCGCAGCTTTCTGTTTTGATTCCAACTGGCAAAAATGAATTTGCAGATTTTTATAATTTAGCGAAAAGCCCTAGCAAATTAAACATCAGCGAATTATATCAGACCGATATTCCTCAAAATGTTGTTTTTAATGCTAGCGGAACTGGTTTCGACGGTTACGGTACGAAATTTTATCTCTATACTGGCGTCAATCAAAATTCTGGACTGCCCTTACTGGAGAATATGAAAATCGGAGTGCCTTGCTCTGTTACTCTTGCTAACACCTCTCAAGAAATATACAAGATTCAATCAATCAAAGAATTAAACTTAAACGAGTACGAGATTATTGCTTCTAAGTTTGACACTGGCAAGTTTGCTGAAATTGAGGCTGGAGAAAGTTTAAACGATTTTTATTCTTCTTTCCCAAGTGTCCGCCAAACTCAAATTAATGAAGGCAGTGGTTATTCTGTCAATAACCAAGCCAAGTATGACTTGTCTGGGGTTCCTTTGATTACATCGTTTACTACTGGTAATTTTGACGCTCAAAATGACGTGATTGATATTAATGGAGCATGGCAGTCCGTGAGTGGCGCTAATTCTTATAATGTCGAACTGATCACTCCAAAATATAGAAGCATTAAAAAACAAACGTCTCTTAATTCTGTAGTGTTTGAAGACCAATCAGAAGTGGGAACATTTAAATTAAAAGTATCTGCTGTTCAAACTGGCGTTTATCCAGTTTTGATTTCAGCCACTCATTCTGCTGCTTTAAAAGTATTATCGTATACCGCTCCTGTTCGCAGTAACGGTGTTATAGCGGGTGTTCAATTCAATACCAATTAATAATATAGTATGCCCACGCCTACCCCCACGCCTACGCCTACGCCTACGCCTACGCCTACGCCCACCCCCACGCCTACGCCTACGCCGACCCCCACGCCTACGCCGACCCCAACGCCTACGCCGACCCCAACGCCTACGCCGACCCCCACGCCTACGCCGACCCCAACGCCTACGCCGACCCCCACGCCTACGCCTACGCCTACTCCCGTGCCAGCGCCCGTGCCTGCTGCGCCTGCATATCCAACAGAGGCGAATTCTTTCTCTCCTTCTGAATCTCCAGTAGGAACAGGAACAGCTTTTTTGATTTCTCAATCAAAGGATGCTTCGTTCACTTTTAATTATAAAGACGTTTATGATAACGTTATTGACAATGAGTTGCAGCTTGCTCAACAAATAGCCGATTTCTCTTATAGAGTTTCCCTCTACACTACTGGAGCTACTGTTGACAACATGAATCCGTATTTAGTTTCAGGAAATTTCGCTGTTAATCAGCAGACTTTAAATTTCAAATTCCCGCAAACTAAAAACGCTGAATTATTTGGCTCTTCGGGATCTCAAAGATATTATAATTTATTAATCAATGTTAAAAACGAAGGTTTAGAAAATTCGCTTCTCGCTACGATCTATCATATTCCAGCAAAAATTGACTCTGTTGATGTTCAAGATTTTTATTCTGGAGTGACTGGGCAAATTGATTTTAGCTTGACTTTTGATGATCAATCTGTCTCAAACTACATCACTAGAAGCGTCGATGTCTATACTGGCACTAATACGGGGGATGCGTATTCTACTTCTGGGTATTCTTTCTTTAAGAATGTCGCGTTTTTAAATAATGCCGCTGTTCAGAATTTTTCGTTATTTGCTGGTGAAATACCTAACAATACTAATGTTTATTATCAGTTTGTCCCTTATGATGACTTTGGAAGCGGGTTTGTTTACTCTGGTGGAGTTTCTGGATATTTAAGACAAGAAGTAGAATTGTTAAATTACGGATACGGTATCCCTCCTGTTTTGGATTTTGAAGAAAGAACTGGATTATATTTTTCTGGTTTAGCGTCTGCTCAAAATAATGACCGCGATGGTAGTCTTGTTTATCAAACAGGAAGTTCTGGACAAGACTTGTACTTAGTACGGTCTGGTCAATGGAGCAGGATTTTTTCAGAAGATCGTCTTTGCAAATTCGTATCAGCGCCTGTTTCTAGAACAAGCAGTGGATCTATTGGAGAATTTTCAGTAAGCGGCGAACATTTTTACGCTGTTACTGGAAATAATTTATGGGGTAGGGTTTTATTAACTGGTTGGATATAACAAATTAAAGTGTAATTTAATGATATATGGGAGCTACAGTTTACAATTTAACAGGTTCAAGTGCTATTGATAGAGGGGCTTGTTATTCTTATTCTATTGATTTAAATACTTCGTCTGGTGAATATCCCTTATCGGGATATTCTGCATCTGGATATTTGCGCCGTAAATGGGATGGGTCGTTTGGCCCTAATTTTTTAACCAATATATTAAGCACAGGCTCTGGAATTTTAAGCGTGGCTCTTACTGCTGCGCAAACAAGTTCTTTATCAAAAGACACTTACCAACAGGAAGTGTTTATTTATCCTCCTAATGGTGGTTGTCCTGTCATGCTTCTCTATGGAGACGTTGAAATTGTTGGGGGAGGTTTTGAATAATGACTGATATTTCTATTGTTATTAATCCAGCAGAAACAATTTCTATTGGAACAGCGGCTAGCTATCCTCCACATGCTTCAACTCATGCTCCTGGAGCTTATGATTCTTTATCTGCTTATTATGCTTCCTCACAAGATTTAACTGGTTTTGTTAATCAAAATCAAACAGGATATTTAACTGGAATATTTTATCCATATTCCTCAAATCCTGCTGGTTATGTTCAAGGAGCAGTTGTTAGACCCTCTAATACTGGGAATTTTGTTGATAAATCTTCTGCGGTATTACTCACTGGAGATCAAAACGTTTCTGGAACTAAGAATTTTTATTCTCGTCCAACTGTTAATGGAACTGGAGTTCTTTTAGTTGGTGAAGGTGGGGCTGTGAGTACTGGCGCATTAACTGGAGCTTTTTACCCTTTAAACGCTAATCCAAGTGGTTATATTACTGGTGTTGATTTGAGCAGTTATGTAACAAAATCCTCTACTGGAATTTTTGTTACCACTGGTCAAACAGGTAATTTTGTCACGACTTCTCAAACTGGCCAGTTTGTTTCCACTGGTTCTACTGGTAATTTTGTAACGGGTTCTGTTGTGCGCCCGTCTGAAACTGGCGTTTTCATTACCTCGTCTCAAACGGGACAATTTGTATCTACAGGTTCAACGGGAAATTTCGTAACTGGCTCTGTTGTAAGACCGTCTGAAACTGGAATTTTTATCACGTCCACTCAAACAGGCGCATTTTTAACTACGGGCGCGGCGGATGGTCGTTACGCATTACAGTCTGCAACAGGATCGTTTATCACTTCTAGTCAAACAGGTCAATTTGTTTCCACTGGTTCTACAGGTCAATTTGTCACAGGTAGTGTTGTAAGACCAAGCGAAACTGGAGCACTTCTTACTACTGGGGCTGCTGATGGCCGTTACGCTTTGCAGTCGGCAACAGGATCATTTATAACTGCATCTCAGACTGGGCAATTTGTTGGAACTGGTTCTACTGGTTCTTTCTTAACTTCCTCTTCTACTGGCGCATTTTTAACTACGGGCGCTGCCGACAATCGCTACGCTTTACAGACTGCAACTGGCAACTTTGTTACCACGGGGCAGACTGGAAATTTTGTGACCACCTCACAAACTGGCGCTCTGCTCACAACTGGCGCGGCTGATGGCCGTTATGCCTTGCAGTCAGCAACTGGTAATTTTGTCACGACTTCTCAAACTGGCCAATTTGTAAGCACTGGTTCAACGGGTAATTTTGTTATCTCTTCTCAGACTGGTGCGTTTTTAACTACTGGTGCGGCAGATAATCGCTATTATGGTTTAAGCAACGGGCAATCGGTTAGCGGCTACGCTGTTACTGGCTTCAACGATTCCATTACTGGCATTACTGTTACTGGAGTTGATACAAAAACAATCACTTTATTTCAAAGAGGCAATACAACTTTAACAGCAAATTTTACTGATAATGCTGGTGGCCCAACTGATACTGGTTATCTGACTGGTTATGTTTTAAAAACTGAAACTGGACAATTTGTCTCAGCTAATTCTACTGGAGCTTTCCTAACAACAGGCGCGGCTGATGGCCGTTATGCTTTACAAACTGCAACTGGCAATTTCATTACTACTGATCAAACTGGACAATTTTATCCAACAAGTAATCCTTCTGGATTTTTAACTAGTGGTAGCTCAATTGACCTTATTCATTTATACGCGAAAAATGACCAAGGATCAACAATATACAAAGGCCAACCTGTTTATATTGGTGGAGCAAACGGCGCAAATCCTTTAATTAAATTAGCTTCAAACACTAGCGAACTCACATCTTCTAAAACAATTGGTCTTTTGGCGCAAGATTTGTCTGTTAATCAAACTGGTTATATTATAACAGAAGGAATTTTAGAGGGTTTCAACACTAGCTCTGGAAATGCTGGCGACCCAATGTGGCTTGGAACTGACGGAAATATAATTTATGGTTTAGCTAATAAACCTTATGGCAATAATCATCTTGTTTATTTGGGTGTTGTTTTGAGATCAAACAATAGCAATGGCAAAGTTTACGTTAAACCTCAAAATGGTTTTGAGATCGAAGAACTGCATCGTGTCTACGCTAAAAATGCAAATACTAATGATACTCTGATGTATGATTCGGGCAGTGGATCTTGGTTTGCTCGTCAAATTTCAACTGGTGATGTATCTGGTATTTCGTCTTACGCTTTAGTTTCAAATACTGGCTCATTCCTTACTACTGGCGCAGCAGATAATCGCTACGCTTTACAATCCGCAACTGGCAGTTTTGTTACCACGGCTCAAACTGGACAGTTTGTTTCTACTGGATCTACTGGCGTTTTCGTAACAACAAGTCAAACAGGAGTCTTCTTAACCAATTCTACGCAATACATTCGGGAGATTTATATTGATGCCGCTGCAATGTTAACTGGAATTTCTGGAGCGACTCCTAGCGGATCTTCTATTTTAAATTCTGGCATCGCTTATGACTGTTACGCTTTTGATGCTGCGGTTACTGAATTTACTCAATTTAAATTCGCCATAAATGATTACGATCTTGGATCAATGAAGGCTAAATTTTATTGGACCGCTCCTGGATTTGCAACAGGAAATGTTGTTTGGGGTTTACAGTCTCAAGCCGTCGGTGATGCTGAGCTTTTAAATTCTAGTTTTGTTGGAGGTATTGAAGTCACCGATACTTTCTCAACTGGTACTGGCTTATTTATTTCTACAGCAGCAACATTTACTCCTTCTGGAAATTTAGTAACAGGAGATATGTTGTTATTTAGAGCTTATAGAAACGCGGTTAGTGCTAGCGATACTCTCGCGGTTGACGCTTGCTTATTAGGAATTTCGATACAATACACAGGAAATGCAATCTCTGCTTGGTAATTTATGATACTCTCGAATAGAAGAAAAAATTTTTCACAAACTCCTTCCACTCCTGAAGTTAGCCAATTGATAAACGAGCAATTTGAAGGCCCAGGCGCTGCTGGTTGGACATCCACAACTGGCGGGGCGCTCATTGCATGGAGCGACACTTATACAGAGGCTCCTGCTCCGCTTACTGGAAGTTATTCTGCTAAAGTAGAATCTACTGGTCAATATAGAGTCAATGCTCTAAAAACATTTTCTCCTACTGGAAATGTTTATTGCAGATTTCTAATTAATCACCAAAAAACAACTGTTGGGCAAGGAGTATTAGCTACTATACGAGATTCGGCTGGAAATATTTTATCGACATTTGGATTGTTAAGTTCCGTTACCATAGGAAATGCGGCGAGAATGCAGGTGGGTGGAGCGGCTGGAGTTACGGCAGCTTCATTAGGTCCGACAACTGGATCTTCAGCAATAAATTACTATGGGTGGTTTGAATATGAAAAAGGAACTCCTGGCCTCAATAACGCTATCGCTCGCGGAGGTTACACGCTAACAGGTAGCTCAGCAAGACCAACTTGGCCATTGAGCGGGGCGAGTGGATTATTGGCTGTTTCTACTGGTGGGACTGTTACTGGAAACGCTAGTAGAATTATGTTTGGAAGAACAGAGGCGGTTATTAACTATAACGTAATTATCGACGACATCCAAGTTCAATCCACCCCATTCGCTTAATTTAAGAAATCAATATGACTTTAAAATACGAAAACCAAACAAGAATCGAAACCGATCAAAGCATCATCGACACGCTAGTTCGCAAAGGCTGGACAGTCTTGCCAGAAAAACCTCCTGCACCATCTTACGATAGTGATGCTGAAAAAATTGTATACGATGAGCAGACAAACTCTTGGACAATTGTTCCTTTAGATGAAAATGAATTGTTAAACAAACAACAAGAATTAATATTTTCAACCATCTCTCAAGGGTACACTGTGCAGCCAGAAAATTTCACACTTGGACTGCAAGAGAGTGATCGTAACGCCTTCTCTCAAATGCTATCGCTTGTTAAAGAAGCGCTAGATTTAAATATGATTAGCAACGATACTCCGCAAACAATTGCTGACACAAGCGAAACCAAACACACAATCTCAACGCTGAGATTTAGGCAACTTATGGTTGAGTATGGTTTTTATTACAAGAGTTTGTGGGATCAACTTCTTTAAGCCAATCTCTCTCTTCTATTGGATAGAAGCAATAAAGCTCTTCTCCTGCTTCGATGTCTCTATCAGCGTAGTAAATGTCTGCCGTTTCATCATGCCATAAATTCGGCAATTCTGAATGATTAACATAATAACTCATATCTATTCGGTCTAGGTGACCATCAATCCAAAAGCCAATTTCATTAGAGTGACAAACGTTTCTAATGTGTTGTTTTACTAAAAAATCACAACTTGCTACTTCCTCCCATTCAATAAAATGAGAGAATCCTTTGGGTCCAAATATTGGGTATCCTTCAGGAATATTAGTTAGAGCGAAAACGCCTACTCCAGCGTTAAGAGTTTTCGACGGTGCTAGCTTGCACTGTGGCAAGTTGAGGTTCTGGATGATGGATTGGCGCATCTGAAAATTCGGTAAAATAACTATAATCAGTAAATTTATTTCTCTTGTTCTCTACAGAGTATACATTTAAATCAATTTTATATCCTGGATTATTTTGAATAGGTTCGTAAACCCAAGCGTCATCATGCCAGATGATTCTATTGTTTGGATAGGCATAGAAATTGCCATTATCCATTTTAAAGAAATGAGCGCATTTATGTTCTGGGGTTTCGCTGAAATTGGTATCCAGCATTGCTTTGTTCTCCCATGACCAATCCATAGTAAACATGTATTCGCCACACTCTTTAGTGTTGGATGGCGTGATTAACTTTGCTCTCAATCCTTTGAGCCTCTGGCGCACTTGAACGTCAACATAGGGACTAAAGCAGTCCCAATACATTGCGTGCTGTAAAGACACTGGATCGCAAGGCTTCCAGCAGAAGGCTGTGATTGGGCGACGAGTCCAGTTTACCCCATTATTAAGATAAGCTTCGAATAGTGGGACTCTCTTTTCGATTGAAGCTACAGAATGCACATCGGCTGGAGTGTAGTCTCCATGACCTTTCTCATGATTAAATAAATATTCGTTGCGGATTAAGCAAGTAATTGTGGGAATATTATGGTTGAGATAAGGCATATGTTAAAGGGCTGACCAAGGACCATTAAATGCTGGTTGATTAATGCCAGAGCCAGTAGATAAGGTGGTGACTGTCATATCAAAATTGATTCCAGTTACATTGCCAGTAACAGTGGCGGCGTGAATAAATGGTCGAATTTTCATATTACTACCAGTTATATTAATTACTGCATTAAATTCATATTTTGTAGGAGCATTGGCTGTAACCACCAATCCAACTCCTGAAAAAGCTAAAGATGGATTGAGCGAGTTTCCAGTAAAATTAACATTTGCAATCTCTGCTCCAACACTATTTCTTTGAGAAAATAGACCATGGCGATAATTAAATCTTTGCACTCCATCTCCAGTTAATCCTAAACTAAAGTTTTGTGAAGGGGAAGCTCTTCTTAAAGTAAAATTATATTTTATATCATATACTCCAGTACTTAAATAAATCCCTGTAGTTCCTAAAAACATATAAGGAGATCCAGTCATGAACGGGAATACAAAATTATCAGGAGCAATATAAGAATAAGTTTGATTAATTAAAGCTCTAGTGGGCGCTCCAGTTAATTCATTCGTTGCAAAAAATTGACCTCTACTGTATTCAATTGCTCCACCGCTAGGGGTGGAAACTAAATTAGGATTAATTTTAAGACTTGGGGCAATCGAATCTCCGCTAAGAGAAGCTCCAGAATTAAATTTAGGATTCGCGTTAAAAGTGACAGAAGTTCCAGTGTTGATCAATAAACTGCCCCAAAGATTAAAAGATCCTGTATTTGAGAAATTGCCTTTATTTGTAATATTGCCAGTGGAATCGCTATCTCCGTTTCTAAATAAATTCCCAGTATGGGATACGGTTCCACTTAAAAGTGTAGGGGCGAATATTTTAAAAGCATGATTCGCTCCGCCTCCAGTAAAAGTAAAGCTACTATTATTAGAGTCAATAAAATGCTCGCCAGTATGAGTGAATTTACCAGTTATATTGTGATTACCTACGACAGACAAATTTCCTGTAACATTAATGTTGCCAGTGAAAGTGGAGTTTCCAGATACTAAAGTCTTTCCATATATGTTAACATCTCCTGATTGATTAAAAACGCCAGAAAATGTTTTATTTCCTGTGGCATATACCGTTCCTAAAAGCGAAACATTGCTAGATAAAGTAGTTGCCCCTATTACTGATAAATTACCAGTCACTCCTAAATTGCCAGTTATATTAGCTGCGGCAATATTAGTTGTTCCGCTCAACGTCATATCTTTTCCTGTCACATTAACCAATGACGGAACTAATGACGTAATTAAATTACCTACTTTTAAATTTTCAAAATAACCAGTAAATCCAGTTACTCCAGAAAAGAATCCAGTCTTAAACATCTTGCTGCTTGAGCCAACATCTGTGGATGCATTAGAAAAAGGAACAAAGCTAGAAACCCCAGTAAGGTTAATTGGAAGACCAACAAAATCCACTCCTCCTTGAAACGTCTTTTTGCCAGTAATACTCTGATCTCCAGTTGTTCGAACTAATCCTGTTCCAGCCAATACCAAACCGCTATAAGCAGCATTGATAGCTTGGTCGATTTGGCTTGCTGTTTGATCTAAAACAAAAAATGACATACACAGTTAAATTACACTTTCTACAAAAAATTCAGCTAATGGTTTGAGCTTTTTATCGAAATCAGGCAATAGATAAAATGAATCGTAATTCTTGCTTAGTTTAAAAGCGCAATGAATGATTTTGTTTTCGCGAGCGCATTTGAGTATATAAACCTCTGTTAAGTAGTCTACCATTATTTTTAATAAGCTAAAATAACATGCAAGCTCTTTGGTTTTTTTAATTTTTTCAGCGGAATAAGGCTCGCCATTAATTTCTTCAATTTTAGTGATGAAATCTTTTTCTATCTTTTCTGAATAAAAAAGTTCATACCTTAAACAGCATAGTTCGAAAAGCTTATCTCCACAATAAGAATTCTCAAAATTGATAGCGTGTAACTGCTCTCCTAACGGTAGAATTGTTGAGTAGTTTAATTCTCCGTGGCAAAAATCATCGGCAAAAAGATCGGCAATTGGTAATTTTTCTTTAATAATTTTTTGCAAATATAAGACCTGATTTTTAACAATGTCTCTAATTTGGGTATGATTTTCAATCCATTTCACATCCACTTCTGGAATCTTTAAAATATCAAAATTTAAATACTTATCAAAGTGACTTGCAAATGATTCTTGAACATTAGCTTTATCAAAACGAGCTAAATTTTCAATGAAGTAAGGAATGGCATTTTCGGATTCTAAGATTGGCGCTAGTCCAAAATCGTATAAATTAGGCATCGGCAAATATCCAACAATACTGTATTCAATACAGTCCATGTTTTCTAATACTCCATGCGCTACTGGGAACGAAGTTATTTTTCTGTGGATATTGTCTTTTAAAATATCGAATTCTTTTTTTATGTTAGAGTTGTTTTTATCAAGAGACAGTTTCACGCAAAATTCTCCGTCTTCATTAGATATTAAGAATAAATCGTTATTAACGTTGGCATTTAAAAATCTTAATTTTTGTGGTTTTTTCAAGCCTTCTTTTTCAAAGATGTTGGAAATAATAATCTGCTCATTTTCATAAATCTCTGGAGCAGAGCTAAATACATATAGACGATCCCTGAAAAGGTTTGTGATTCTTGCCATACTTATAATAAAAATAAACCCGTCTAATTCGACGGGTTTATTGTTAACTGGAACTGTCTGACGCTACTAACCAATAACTGTAGAACCAAGGCGAAGGCCAGCTAGGCTAGTCTTAGCGATCTTGCGATGTCCATTATTATGACGGTCATAAACATTAATATAACGTGGGCTTTCGCTCACGAAACGAGCGTTAACAGACGAGCCTTGAGTGGTTGTCAATCCAAAGAAACAGCCTTTGCTGGAGCGCATTGCGTTCAGGATGCTGTCTTGACGAGTATTTTGATTTGCGGTATTCATTTATTTTAATACGTTAAGCGGTTTCAAAAATTACTTCGTTTTGACTTATTTTTGCCGAAATAGTTGCCGCTTTGTTTTGGCAGAGGAATTTGGCTAAATTGATTTCAAAGTTTTTGCGATAGATTTTTTGAATAGATCTTGCGTTGCTTCCCTCTTTTGCTATGATATTAAGCAATAGATCAAAGATGCCTTCTTCGATTTGAATCGTGCGACCCTGCTCAAGCAGTAAAGCTTTTGTTTTCTCAATCATTGTTTCAAGAATTTTATGAAACTCTTTGGTGGAAATTTTCTTGAAAGAAACCACTTCATCAAGCCGACCCAAGAATTCTGGTTTAAAGAATTTTTCGACAGCCTTTTTGTCAACGTCTTCTTGTTTTTCAATTACAGAATTGAATCCCATAGAAGGCTTTATGGCAGCTTCTTCTTGACCAATATTGCCAGTGAGAATAATGATAGTGTTGGTAAAGTCAATTCTACGGCCAAGGCTATCAGTTACGCATCCATCGTCCATGATCTGCAAGAGAATGCTATTGATTTCTCTGTTTGCTTTTTCAATTTCATCAAATAAAACAACGCAGTTCGGATGATTGCGAACAAACTCGGTTAATACTCCGCCCTCTTCGCAGCCTATATATCCAATAGCTGATCCAATAAGCTTATTGATAGAGCTTGCTTCTTGATACTCGCTCATGTCGAGTTTAAGCAGCAGCTTCTCATTACCAAAGAACTTTTCGGCTAATAGTTTCGCGGTCCAAGTTTTGCCAACTCCAGTTGGGCCAATAAACAAGAATTTAGCTAAAGGCTTTTTCTTATCCTTGAGTCCAGCCCTTGCGCAGATTAAAATATCTGAAAGTTTTTCCATGGCTTCATCTTGGCCAAAGACGTTTTCCTTCATGACTTTTGCAATCTGTTCGTCTTCAGAGTTTTGCGCGATTACTATTTTATTCTTATTGATTTTTAATTTGTCCGCAAAGACAGTGATTAAATCATCTAACGTGATTGCCACATGCTTCTTGCTTTTTTTAGACCACTCAAAAAGCTTCTCGCTATATGAAGCTATCATGTCTTCACATCTATCGCGAACAGTTTCGCTATCCATTTTTTCTAAATCTCTTTTGATCTTTTTTTCTAAAGAGATTAAAGATTGTGGCATTTTAAAATTTTTGATTTTAACTTTTGAGCTAATAGTATCAAGAACATCAAAAGCTTTATCTGGAAATTTGCGGTAAGGCATGTATTTGTCGCAAAGATAAATCAAATCATTAATCATCTCTTCCGAGAAGGAAACCTCATGAAACTCTTCAAAGCTCTTTTTAGCGCTCATCATGATTTGTTTGGTCTGCTCTTTGCTTGGTTCGTCAATGCTGATAGCTTCAAAACGGCGTTTTAATGCGCCATCTTTTTCAAAATACTTCTTATACTCAGCATGAGTTGTTGCTCCAATACAGCAGATTTCGCCTCTAGCTAGTGATGGTTTAATCATGTTAGCAACGTCTAACGATCCCTCTCCGCTGCCAGCACCAATCACTGTATGAATCTCATCAATAAATAAAATATAACGCCTGTCTTTTTTAAGCTCGTCAAGCAATCCTTGAAATCTTTGCTCAAATTGTCCGCGATATTTCGTGCCTGCTATCATTGAGGCTACATTTAGTGAGATAACAATTTTTCCGCCAAGCAAATAAGTAACTTGTTCATTAACAATTTTCGAGGCTAATCCTTCTACAATGGCCGTTTTACCAACTCCAGGATCTCCTATAAGAATAACATTGTTTTTTGTTTTCCTGAGAATGGTTTCTACTAATGCGTCAATTTCCTTGTCTCTGCCAAATACGTTATTCACGCGATCAGTCATTGCGAGAGCGTTTAAATTTGTGCAATATTTTTCAATATATTTAGCCTTGTTATCTTCTCTGATTTCTGCTCTTTCGGAAACTGCCTTTTCTTCAACCTCTTCCCCTTCTTTCGCTTGAGGCTTTAAATGGGAAATGAGGCTTTCGGAAATCTTTTCATGAGGGACTTTCTTGTAATCTAAATATCCTCTGACTGTAGGAGATGTAGTTAATAAAGCATATAAGAAATGCTCTATCCCAATATACTCTTGGTCTAAATCTTCGCTTACTTGATTGGCGAATTTAACAATTTCTTGAACTTCGTTGTGCCAGAGTTTTTCTCGATTCTTCTTCTTGAAGAATTCTGGATGATTTTGCTCTACAAACGGAATGATATTTTTAGCAAGAGTTCTATAGTCTATTTTATATGGTTTAAAGATAGAATCAAAAAGCGGATAATTGATTTCAAACAAAGCTTTAAATAAATGAGCGCAGTTTACGCGTTCATGTTTAGCTTGTTCAGCTTCTTTTTGTGCGTTTTCTAAAACTTTTTTGACCCTTGGAGTCAAGTTGAAATTTTTCATCCTCATCTTTTTACACTCTTATTTGATTTCTGACAGTTTCATATAAATCTTTTCGTCTAAAATAGACATTTTATCAATAAAAAGAACGCCATCGCCCTTCTTACCGCTAATAATAACGATACTTTCTTCTTTGGGAAGTTTATTACCGTTCTCAAGATACTCTGTAAGGCGCATTTTATTGTTAGAATCAAGCAGCATTGCTTTGATTTTGCCGCTTTCATCAGACAACTCTATTTTTGCATATTTGTTTCCGTTCTGACTTTTCTTTCTGTAGCAATCCTTCACTACTCCTACCATACGAACATTCTCGTTAATGTCAAGAGAGTTGAAGGTCAAACAATCAACGTATCTAGAAGCGCTATCTTCAGTAAAAATATCTCTAATGTTTTGCGAATAAGAGTAGCCAAGCAGTTTGGTTTCAAAATACCAATTGGCGAATTTTGGATGGTTAATATTTTTGTCATAAATCTCTTTATAACCTGCATACTTTTGTTTGAAAGTGGAGAATCGTTTTTCGCTCATGATGACTTTTGAATCATCTCCAACAGATTTCTGCTTCACACAATCGTGGATGGTATTTAAAATGTCATAATTATATTTCTCGCCAAGAGAGATAAAAAGTCTCTTTTCTCTGTCTGTGAGAATATTAAAAGTTTGAGCTTCTAAAACTAATCTGCACCTGTCTTGAGTGAAGCTATTGAGAACTCCCGCTTGAATCAAAGCGGAAAGGTTTCCGATATTCAAACCAACTTGTTTCGCGACTTGAAAAACATCGTATTTATTATTCAGTTCTGTTTTGCTGAATTCGGTTAGGCTGCTCATTGTATTGTCCGAAATACCTTTGATGCTGTTTAAACCGAATCGAATGTTTCTTCCTTCAATAGAAAAGTCTGTTTTAGACTTAATAAGATCTGGCGGCAATAGCTTGATATTGAAGAGCGCTAATTCTTGGCTGATCTTGTTAATTTCTTCGTAAGAGTCTGGCTCAAACTGAGTCATTTTCAACAAGCTCAAAAAGAAATTCTGTGGATATTTGAATTTGAGATAAACAGTCCAAGCGGCTAAGATAGAGTAGGAAATCGAATGCGAGTTCGACGTTACAAGATTCTTTAGATAGAAATTATGATCTGAATGGTCAACTTCTAAGTCAATGGTTTTCTTGACTCCTAATGATTTAAAAGATTTAATTCTTGTAGTTTGCATGTCAAAATATTTTTAAACTCTCCGTTATTGATTTCTGTTTCCCACAACTCTATCATAGTCCACCCCATCTTGTCTAGGAATTTCTTTTTGGATTTATCTCTGCCAAAATTTCTTCTTTGAACGCTGCTTTTCGGCCCATCTGGATAAAAACGAGGATCTATATGAAAATACGTTCCTTGGCATTCAATTGCTATTTTGAATTCTGGAAAAGCAAAGTCTAATGAAAAATAAACAAGTGGATACTCTTCTGAAAATGGTGAGATTAAATTTAATTCTGATAAAAATTCTCTCATTTTAATATGTATGGAAGTCTCTCTTTTAAAAATTCCATTGCCATACCTTTCTGCCGTTATTTTTCTAAGTTGATTTTTTGTTTTTTCAGAATGTTTTCTTCCAGTATGTCCGTGAACTTTTCTTTCTTTTGCTGATTGAGATTGTTTAGACTTTGTTTCTTCTGTGGCTATTTTTCCCAATCTTCTGCCTCTCATTTTCTCAGCCCAATCAAGATCACCTTTATTCCAAGGCTTTTTTCCAAACATTGGATTCCCAGAACCTTTGCGTTCTTTAGAAATTCTTTCGCAAAAATTTTTAAATTTTTCATTAATATTCTTATTCGTACCCTTACCTAATTTAAAATTAGAGAACAATACTCCAGTCCCGTTAATTTTGAATCCAACCTCTTCTTTTGTTTCTAAGCATTTTGGATATTCAGAAATATAAAGTTTAATATAAGAAACTAAATTAATATTATGATAACTTATTAAATAATTTTCAAACTTATTTAAGTAATAAGCTCCTCCTTCCCTTGTTGGAAAAAGTTTGATTATTTGTTTTTTGCTTACTCCATCTAATAAGCAATAGTTGAATTCTTCTATGGGTAGTAATCTATGGTTTGAATCTGTTTTAATTAGCCTCATACTAATTATTACACACAATAAACCAATTATTCTCCAAGATTTCGCTCATGGGATGCATTTTCAAATCATGCTGACATAAAAATTTATGCTCCATTGAACATGTGACAGATAATCCATTCTCCATTTCAAATTCAAAAACTTCTTTTTCGCTTTTCATAATGTCTAAAACAGAAACGTAATGATCTTCTTTTTTCCCAACATCGAAAGCTTTGATTTTATCCTCTATACAAATCTCTTTTAGCATTTTAATTTCACCGTTTTGCAATTCTACCGTCTCTTCTTCCCAAGCGCATTTATTAAAACTGTAATTCGCGGAATCTTCGGCGACTTTCCAAAGAACATCTCCAACAACAGGGTCAAGTTTGTTTTCTTCGATCTTGTCTTTAATTTTTTGTTGCCAAGCTCCCATTTGGTCAACTTTCTTTTTGCCAACAATGCGGCGAAGCTGTTCTGACTCATCTAAAGTGAATCCTACTTTAACAGCCATTTTCATAAGCTGTTCTTGGTATAAGGGAATGCCTCCAGTATATTGAAGAACCTCATCAAATAATGAATGAACGCTTTGAAACTCTCCCGTCTCCACATATCGAGTATAGCTACTAAGGAAGTCTAAAGCTCCAGGTCTTGCGATAGCTACAACAGCAGAAAGCTGTTCTAAATTTCTTGGCTTTACTTTTTGGCAAACATGAAAGTTTGTATCAGCTTCGATTTGGAAAAGACCTTGGGGAGTAATGATGCTTTGAAGATTGTCGTAAATCTCCCTATCCTTTAAGTCAACAGAAAGAATATCTAAATTGATTTGAGAACAGACATCTTGAATCACAGATAATGTTCTGAGTCCTAAAATATCGAATTTGACGCACAAGCTCGCCACATCGTTCATGTCATACCCTGACACTAGATCGCCCTCAGAAGTCGTCTGAAGGGGCATTATATCCTCTAGAGCGTAATGGCTAATGGCAATGCCAGATGGATGAACTCCAGTGTTTTTGATTAAGCCTTCTAGTTTTTGAGCAATCTCAAATACTCTGGGATTTTCAATAGCAAACTCTTTGAATTTTTCGCTCTCTTCTACTGCGTTTTTTAGAGAAGCTACTTTGCCAAACTTTTTTGGAATCAAATCGCTAATCTCATTAACGGTAGACTCTTGCATTTCTCCAACTAACTTGCCGCACTCTTTGATGCATAGCTTACTGCTAAGAGTATTTAATGTTAAAATCTTACAAGTCTTACCAGAATATTTCTTCTCAATAAACGAGAGAACTTCATGGCGGCGTTCATAAGCAATGTCATTGTCAACGTCTGCGAGAAGAGAACCATCAAGATAAACTTCATCTCCAACAATAATCTTTTTAGCTCGACTCTTAGAGACGAATCGCTCAAAATAAAGGTCGTATTCAATCGGATCAACCTTGGTCACCTTAATGAGATAAAGAACAAGCGAACCAGCAGCGCTTCCACGCCCTGGCCCTGTTGGAATATTGTTCTCATGGCAGAAGTTCAAGATGTCCCAGTTCAACAAAACATAATCAATAAACCCTAGCTCTTCAAAAAGCTGTAGTTCGGTTTTAATTCTGTCGTAATAGATTTGAGCATTTTCTTTTTTGTCGATACCTTTATCTAGAACTCCTTTGTGGCAAAGCTTACGCAAGAATTGGTAATTGTTTGAAGAGCTTGGGATGCCCAAAGAATCATAATATTTTTGTTCAATAATGATTTGTGGGAGTTTAACACCAGGTAGTACTGGTTGTTCGTATTTTTGAAATTCGTTTAACATATTAAATTTCGATGTCGTAAATTTGTTTTTGAAAGATTTGGAAAGTCATTTCAATATCGTAAAGTGCGTCGTGGAGTTTGGAAGGGTCATGTGGAATGTCGTACAATTTAAGCAGGTGAGCTTGGCTAGTTTTAATGCCTTTTTCTCTGTAATTCAACCACCTATATTGCCAAGAAATTAAATCATTTTTATCTGATGTCTTAACCTCTTTAGCAATGGACATTGCGATAGCTTTGGTGTCAAGGATATTTTTTACATAAGAATAATCTGTTTCTAAACCAGCGCTCTTCATCCAAGAGTTGATCATGTAAACATCAAATCCTAAAATGTTTTGTCCAATGATTTTTGTATTTTTATCCTTGAGAAGAGGAAGAAACTCTTTCAAGATTTCTTGCGGACTCTGAGCGAGAGAACGATATTTTGCATAATCAAATCCAGTGATTCTTGCAGCTTCATCGCTGATCTTTAAATCGTCCCACCAAATGTATCTTTCTTGACGGCTAATGATTTTCTTTCCGACAGCTTCAATCCAAGCGATTTGCCAAGGTCTAGTATGTCGAAGATTCAAACCTTCTGTCTCAGTGTCTAAGACAAGGTATTTTTGACAAAAATTAAATCGTAATAAATTATTGTTCATATTGTTTGTAAGATTCCCAGCAAAAAGTGTCGCTTCCACAATGTTCTAAGTTAGGATTAGAGAGCGAGCGTTCTTTCCCAAAGGTACGATTGCATAAGCATTTGTAAGTCTGCCAAGCTGAAAAATCTTTCTTATTTTTGTAGTAGATAGATTTTACTTTTTCAATATGCAAGTCATTTTCTTGAGCATACTTAGATGCTTTTTCAAGAATGAATTGATCAAACGGAAGCTCGTTATCTTCAATAAAAATAGTTGGCTTTGTGAAGCTAAAATTAGGAACGCATTTTCTTCCGATGAAATTATTCATGTAGATGAATGAATCATAAAATGGAATACAAAGCTTCAAATCTTCTGTCCAGTGCTTTTTAAGCAGGTCGCAGTCTACGATGCCTTTTGATTCTTTATTCGCGATGGAATAAATTTTTGTTAAAGCTTTGACGCCTTCATCATTTTTGCCCATTAAAACTATTTTATGCAGAGTATCTTTCGACTCCAAGGATTCTGGCGTTCTTTGATTTACGCATCCGATCCTTAGTCCGAAAATTAATTGGATACCAGCTTCTGCACATTTTGTATGCGCATTTAAGAAGCCAATCATGGAATCTTCAACCAGAACAATTTGTTCTAGATTCTCTTCTTTGGCGATAGCAATAATGCTATCAGATCCACCCTCTTTGACTTTAGAGGGAGATTCTAATGTTAGTATCGACTTTCCAATACTGTATGTTGATTTGAAGATTGGTATCATATTAGACTTTAACATGATACGTTAATCTCGTCAAGCTCTTTTATTGAATGCGGGACAACCTTTATAGTGAATCATCTCATACAGAAATTTATCTTCTGGATATTTTTTTACGAATTCATCATAAGCCTCCATAGAGCAAGATGTTATCATATTGCCTTGCATGTCATTAATTTTATAATAATAAAATCCAAACTTATAAGCGCAGTGATACATCAAGCTTCCATCTTTTTTAAGCTGCCCTTTGTGTGTTGCTCTTCCGCACTGCAATGGACCGCCAAAAGAATAGTCTTTCGGGTAATCTTGTCTAGCTGCGAAATTTGAAAGTGCTGTCTTTAAATCAAAATTATCCAAGTACTTTTGGATTTCGGTTAATTCTAATTCGAATCCGTGTAGCTCTTCATCTGTTAAGATGGGCATCTTGATGACTCCTTTTTCTTCTGGAAGGAATTTTAAGAACAGAAACTCTGATTGAGTTTGAGAGTATTCGGGATACTTTTTCTTAACTGCCAAGGCATACATCAAGTCTTGCAAATTGTTTTCTAACTCTTTGCCTTTGAAGACTTCTTTGCTGCTTTTAAAGTCGCGAATAATAGCTAAACCTTTTTTCTTATATAAGAACAGCTTATCAATAAAGCCTTTGATTTTATAGCTAACATCACCCTCTTCGATGTTCATATCAAAGTCTTGCTCACTTAACGCTTCGGTAGGTTTACCGCGATCTAGTCCGTAGAAGTCGTGCTGCAACCCAGCGAGAGTCATGTCGCAAATCATTTTGATATTAGCCTCGTCTGCAATACCTTCTTTCTTTGCGTGTTTTTTAACAAGCCTTTCAATGGATTTACTGGCAAAAATATCTCTCTTTTTAATGACGATATTAAAATGCTTTTTATGACGATCCTCACCAAGACACTCAAAGATCAAATGACATATACTACCTCTACGAGCGCCATCATTACTCTTGTCTGGAAGCTTTAAATGATACTTACACCAATATACCCAGCTACATGATTGTGCTGTTTTAATGCGGCTAGCAGAGAGAGTTGTTTTATTTTTAGATGCCAAAATTGTCTATTTTCTTTAAAAATTTCTGAAGCTTTTTGTCATTAAAAGCAGTACGATTCTCTAAGCAGAAATCTTTGTAGATACTTAGTTTCGCTTCTTGAGAAACTTGAGGAACTTCATACCAATCTTTAAACGAAACTTCTTTTTGTCTCATGTCTCCAAAATCATTTGTCCAAGGTAATTGAACAGATAGTTGTTCAAAGTCAAAAAACTGCGAAAGTTTCATGTACATTTTCATTGATGAGATTTTGCCATGATTTTGATTTTTGTCATTATCATTGTTTGTCGCGATAATGATTCTATCTAAACTCTTTGAGCAAAGATAATTAATAAGTGCTGGTGAACAGTCTAGTCCAAAAGTAACTAAATTATGACCGTAACCCTCGTCTGTAAGAGCCATGCTGTCTCCGATACTCTCTACTAAAATTACTTCTTTCTTATCTTCAATCAACTGATCAACAGTTATTTCATTCGGGACGAATGCTGGGTAAACCCATTTTGTTTTAATGCCGATATGCTTCCATTTAGCGAAGTCATTATTCTCATTGATCTTTCTCCCGCTAAATCCAATGATCTGACCATCAGAGTTAAAAATTGGGAAAACCATGCGTTGATACATTTGGCCATTGCTAGCCAATCCGCATTTATATTTTTTGAGAGTTTCTTCTGAGATATTCTTCTTGAGATAAAGAGAATAATTCGGGAACAATCTTTGCAAGCATTCTTCTGGATAAACTTTTTCCATTTCTAGTATTTCTTTCTTAACGTATTCGGTAGGCTCACTGGAGTCGCGAATATATTGTTTGATGATTTTTGGATCTTTAGTCTTTAGAGTTAATTCAATTAGCTTTCTAAGCGGTTGAGATGTCCCATCGCCGCCAACGAAGTCTCTCCAAACTCCCGTATTCTTATACACTTGTAAAGAGGTTTGGTTGTCTCCTCCACGGTAAATCGCCGCTGTTCGCCAGTGATTTCCAAAATCTTTTAAACGATAACCTATCTGCTCAAGAGCCGATTTTATATCTTCAGAGTTCATCGAAATCTGGAGCTGTGTTTCTACCATTATGTTCCGTCTCCTCTCCAATATCGTTAAATTCTACAATGTCTCTTAGGTCGCCTCTTTCAGTAATACAGAAGTTTTTAAATTCTAAATTACAGAAATTCTTTCGCAGCACATCTCCTACTCGCACAGGTTCAATTGCTCCTGCAATATCTTTACCCAAATGCCTCGACTTAACGTTAATAAGTTTATGAGTCCCAAATCTTACGCCTTCATTGAGGATTTCATCTGTTGTTTTATTTCTAAGAATAAACATGTGAGAACAGAATTGAGTGATTCGATCTGAGAGAGAAACAATGCTTTCATCGTCAATAACATTTTGCGAGTTGCGATTATTAGTAATGCCAGAGCGGTTAGACTGCACAGATGTAATCATCGGAATAACTGGAAGACCATCATAAAGAATATCTTTTTGTACGCAGCGTTTAAACTTATCGACCATCTCGCCAACAGTTTGCCATTCTGTTTTGTTTGCGCCCATATCAGAAGTGGTTTTGATATAGTCAAAGCTGAAAATCATTTTGTTTCCTCTGCCGACTTTAGAGTAATAAAACCTCTTTAAAGTATTGATCATGGAATCAACATCTAAGCCACCGACATTATAATAATAAAATTGAAGGTTCTTAACTTTAGCCCATACAGACCTTACCTTATCAACAGTTTCTTTCCCTGCGCGTAACCACTGTCCGCTTTCAATCAAATGCATCGGAACTCCGCTAAGCGCCGAGCACTGGCGCATAATAAGCTCTTCTTTGCTCATTTCTCCATTATCAAAATGAAGAACTGGAACATTATATTTTAGACTTACTTTAGTACTGTAATCCATACAGAATTGAGTCTTTCCAACACCAGATCGAGCAACAATAACAGTGATATTTCCTGGGCGCAGCAGTGAGCCATACATGTCATTGATTTTAGGATGTGGTCCCATCATACCAAATTCGGTCAATGGGTTATTTCCACGATCTTCAATAATAGCCTCCATCCCATCATAAATGTTTTCTGGAGTATCGTTTCCAACCTCATATTGATTAATGCGGCTGTTGTACTCTTTATCGGCTACTGATATGATTTCTCCATAGCTGCTCTCTGGAGCCATGTTTTTCATTTTACGAGCGATAGTTTGTGAAGACTCAAAAATCTCGCGTCGAATTGTATACTTCTTCAGTTCTTTAGCAGTCTTAATAATGCTGCCTTCTGAAACTTTTCTCATGCCAAGGGACTTGACATATTCACTCACATTTAAAACATCATCGAATGAAAGCCCAAGAGACTGCACTCGTTGAGCAATAATAACATCATCAATGTCTTCATGAGCCTCTAAAGACTGACGAACGATTGTGAAGATTGTTTTATTGATGCTATTATCTTCACTATAGAAATCTTTTTCATTAATAAATGCAGAGATTTCAAAATAGTTTTGCGGATTTTTAATCAGCCCCGCTAGCAGTTGTTTTTCCAGTTCGTAAGAGTATATCATGCTTATGATACGTTACTCTCAATCATCATCTTCGTCAAGTCCATCTTCTCCTATATCTTCATTATTCGAAAGAAACTCTTCTTCATCACTATTGTTGAGATATTTCTCTAAAACTTTTCTCATGCCAAATTCTACGATTTGAGAATCATATTTTGAATAAATCAGCGGATACCCATCCTCAGATAAGTAGGCAAGAACCACTCCTTTATATTTGTCTGCGCTGCCGCTCAACTCATAGAGTTGATCAATCAAATTCGCTGGCATTTGAAACTTTGGAAGTTTAGTTAGGTCATTAATAGCCATACATTTATATTACAGATATACTCCGTGAGATTCAAAAAATTCTTTATTTAATTCTTTAACGTCGTAGATTTCAATTAATTTAATCTTATTGATTTCGCAAAACTCAAGTTTTTTAGTGTCTCTTTTTAGCTGTTGTAAGAATTTTGCTCTACTACTATGAAAGAAAGGTACATATTCAGTATGTTGTCTACCTTGAACTTCTATAGCTACTTTTTTGTTTGCGTTAAAAAAATCAAAAGTCATACGAGTATCGACTATGCGAAACTCTTCAAACACAAAATCTTCAGACCAATAAGTCTTTAAAAAGCGCTTTACCTCATCTTGGAATTTACTACGGGTTTTAGTCTTCCAATTAATGAGGTAATCTTTAGCGTTTTTTAAAGTCTTTTCTTTGCCGTAAAGGTTTTTAAATTTCATTTTGAACAAGCTTCTTGAAATATAACACAAGGAATTTCAGAAGTTTTTCGTTTTCTTCGATGAATTTAAATAAATTATTCTCGCCCTGAATCTTCTCTGGGAAAGGGATTTCTGCTTCAGAGAGCAATGAAAGAAAATCTTCAGTTGGGCTGTACCAAGCTCCGCCTTTAACCACCAATTCCCAAGCAAGGAGAAGGTCAACGATTTCTTTCTCAATCCAGATTGACTTGCCGCCGCTTCGTCCATAACGAATAGGGTATGGAATGGTTAGGTTAGTTTTTTCATTTGGAGATTTTTTGACAGTGACCTTCGCCCAATGCCCAATAGGAGGATTCTTTTGAAGGTCAATAGATTTATCGTTCGGGTTTTGAAGAATAATATCACCCTTATAACGAGGCTCAAATTCTAAAATCCAGTTGGCGAAGTGCAGTAAAGCGTTTCCTCCCGTCGCTGATGTTTGACGAACGGGAGCTTTTGTATATGGATCGAGCTTAATATCTGCTCTAACCTGAGAGATAAAGATTGCCATGTGACCTCTTTTGCTCAAAGCAATAGAGAGTTTCTTCATGAATGTGGCTGCGATTACTGCTCCACCAGCTACTTTAGCGCTCTCTTCAAAAGATTTATCCATGTCATTTTTAGCAATCAAACCGTCAACAGCGTCAAGAAGAAAGCAGAACTTAATTTTCTCGACATTATTTGACACAAGTTTTCTCATTGCATCAACTACTGTTTCATAAATATTGCTTTCAAATACAAAACATGTTCCGAGAACCCACTCTTCAGGGGTGAACACAAATTTAACTCCAGAACGCTTTTGCATTTCTGGAGACAAGCGACCTTCTGCTTTGATATAAAAGCCTTTAGAATTCTCCACATCTAATAGGAAGTTCTTCATGACCTCTAAAGCTTCGGAAGTTTTTCCGCCTTCATTCATCCCAACGAACCTGTGAAGACCTGGGCCAAATCCGCCGCCCAATTGAGTATCTAATTGGAGAGATCCGCTCGATACCTTGTAATCAATCGTTTCTTCAAAATTATAATGGTCTTCTGAATTCTCTTTCAAAAAGCTGCTCAACACATCGCTTGAGGTGTTTTTCTTTTCTTCTGGCTCTTTTGTTTCTTTAGTCTTTCTCATATAAAAAATCTTTGATGTTCTTTATTTTTTTTGCCACTTCTCTTCTTTCTACAGTGGGATCATCTTTAAGTACGATCTCGCTGACGTTTAATTTTATGTCAGAAGTATAAATCTTGAATCTATTATCAAGATCTTTGAGAATCTTATCTGCAAACAGGATAGCTAGAGAATCCCCTTTTAAAGAAAAGGAAGTGTCTCTTAAAAATTCAATGCTGTATCTTTCGATTAAACGATTCAGCAACACATACTCTCGTTGCCAAAATTCTCTCCTTGATTTAAGGGGAATTTCGACAAACTTAGATACTATGAGTTTCTTGTTTGGCTTTTTTGATTTATCCACTAACTATTATAAGGCCAACCAAGGTCTGATGCAACCATTTTTTCAACGAGTTTTGAGAAAGATGTTTTTGGGCTCCAGCCAAGCTCTTGTCTTGCTGGGGTTGAATCTCCCCAAAGTAAATCAACTTCGGCTGGACGATAAAATGCTGGATTAATAACAACGAGTTTTCGTTTTGTTTCTTTATCAATAAACACTTCTTCAATACCATTACCAGACCATTCGCCATCAATAAAAGCTTCTTTAAACGCTAGCTCTACAAACTCTCTTACTGAATGAGTCTCGTTGGCAGAAAGAACATAGTCTTTCGGACTATCTTGATTGAGCATGAGCCATACACCTCTCACAAAATCTTCTGCATCACTCCAATCTCTTTTAGCATCAAGGTTGCCAAGTTCCATAGGAAGGAACGACTCGTTGTTTCTTTTTGCGTTATAGATTCTCGCTACGTTCTTGGTGATTTTACGCGTGACAAACTCCTCTCCGCGACGGACACCCTCATGATTAAACAAGATGCCTTGAACGGCGTAAATATTGTAAGAATCGCGATAGACTTTTACAAGGTGATGAGAAGCGCTTTTTGCAGCACCATATGGAGAACGTGGTCTAAAAGGGTGATTAATATCTTGTGGAGAATAAACTACATCTCCAAATTGCTCACTGCTTCCAGCGTTATAGAATCGTGTAACTGGTGAGTAGTTGCGGATGGCCTCTAAACAAAAGAGAACTCCCATACAATTTGTTTGCATGTGATTAACTGGCATCTTCCAGCTATTACCGACAAAAGAATTAGCGGCAAAATTAATAAAGTAATCTGGCTTAATTTCGCGAATTACTTGATTAATATTCTCAGGATCAGTAATGTCTAAGTCAATTGTAGAGAATCGTTCGTGATTCTTTAAATGCTCTATGTTTTGATGGTTAGGAACGCTCAAACGTCGATGCGCTCCATACACAAAAAAATCTGTATTCTTTAAAAGATAATCGGCCATTAATGAACCGTCTTGGCCAGTAACTCCAGTGATAATAATTGATTTCATGATTTAAATTCTGTTGCTTCTATAAGAGGGAAAAACTTATTTTGAAGAGTTATTTTACAATTATACCTTTTCATATTTAATTCATCAACTTCTTTTGCTGAGATATTGCCATATCTAGCTTTTTCTACAGCTTCAAAAGTCATTAAATTAACATCAACTAAGTTTCGAAATTCTGAAGAGTTTATAACTTCCAAATGTTTATATTCTCCGATTTGATACAGAATATGCTCATAGCATAAATCCCTAATTGCAATAGATTTTTCGTTATTAACTTTGCTATGCTTAACATTTAAAATAGCTAAGTAATCGTAAGCGTATCCTTCGTCAACTAAAAGAGTAATCATATTAAAAATATATATAATTTGAATCGGGATGTGAATAATTCCATTCAACAGGATTGAATAATGGATTATTTGACGGCTGATAAACAATAGTTTTAGCTCCGACAGATGTAGCTAAATGCTCGTCTCCAGTATTGCACCCAATATAAACTCCAACCTTTCTAAAAAGACAAATCATCTTTTTTAAATCTAAATTCTTGATCTTATTTTCGCATTCTTCCTTATATTCGTTTTCGAGATTAATCATAGTGATACAATTACAGTTAGCCTCTTTTAGGGTTTTTTGTAATTCAATACTTAAATCAACGGGAATATTCCTGATTGTCGCCCATTGTTTCGAACAATGAGGAGTAAATATTACTGGATTTTCAAATGGTTTTAAAAATGTATCAACCCATTTTTCCGAATCTTCATCTGTATATAAAACCAACGGCCTATTGTCTAGATCATTAGCATTTTTAGGAAAAAAATTTCTTAATTTTCTGGTGGCATAATGGCCTGATCCTATATCTGGCAAATTAAAAATATTATCAGTAATTTCAATATTAGCTAAGTTTTGAAATAGTATTGAATATTTTTCTTTATTTGGGGGCAATTGAATAGTAAATTCGTTTGGAAAATATTTGCACACTGAAGTTAGCAATAATAAATCTCCCAATCCTGATGTAGACGATCCAAATTTATTTAACATATTGATTGATTTTATCTATGGTAGATGAAATGATTGCTTGTTTACAGAAATAATTTTTATAATTATTTTTTGACTCTTCTTCGTTAAAGTCTAAGATAATTTTTTGAATAAAGTCGTCCGATAATTCGTTCCAATCTTGGACACAATATTGATTTGCAAATTTATCAGTATTTAGAATCTCTTCGTTTTCATCTTTTTGGAAGATTACAATATTTTGAAAATACAAAGATTCAAAATATCTATACGATGTGGAGTGGAATGCTCCCTTTGGAGCTAAAACAATTTTGCTATTCTTTAAGATATTTAAATATTCGTCTGGATTTAAATTTTCATTAAAATTTTGTAAATTATTCCTATGCGTATAATGCAAGTATTTTTTACAATTAAGCTTTTCTATTTTTTCTTTAAAAGAAATTCTAGATGGATGAATGAATCCAGCGAAAAATATATCATACTCTCTTTTATCAAATGGTATTACCTCATGCGAGTATAAGTTGTCGTTAATAAATTTATTGTTACCTAACGGAAATGGAACGTATCTTTGATCGTTATAGTCTCTATAAAAATTATTAAAACATATTTTGAAGTTTTGATTTTTAAGTTGAGAATCTCTCTCGCAACCAGTTAGAAATACAATATTATTTTCCGTATTTAAGTCTACGTTAATATCATTCGTTATGTAAAAATTTAGATCATCGTGAAAGAAAAAATCAGCAACTTGAGTGACTATATTCACCAAATAATTAAATTCATCTGGTACGACATCTGTAAAATGATATTTTAAATGTACCTTCATTTATGAAAAACTACATTGAATGGCGGATGCTCAATTTTATTATACCCAAGATTTAAAAGCATATTTTGAACATCGGAACCATTTTGACCGAATGTGTAGGAACCATCTGAATGAATGTATTCATACTCGATGTAGTCTATGGAATATTTTTGAAAATCAATCTGTTTAATGATTTTGCAATCCAATCCCTCTGTATCTATATAAAATTTATCTATTTTTGAAAGGTTGAGTGAGTCTAAAAATTTTTTAATATTCAAGCATTTCACTTTAATTTCTTTAACGTCAAGACGATGCCTTAAAACATGATTAATATCAATGGATGAAATTTGACTATGAATTAAATCTTCTGGAAAGAAGAATGAGATTTCGTCTTTATCTTCAAAATCTACGATAGCCAATTCAAAAAATTCGACAAATTTAAAGTCTTGGTATTTAATTTTAGCTTCTTTTATCTTCTCGTTAAGAGGTTCTACTAAAATAAGTCTATCAATAGCATGGCTATTTTCTGAGACGAATTGAAATACATGGTCATTGCCATCATGACAGCCTATTTGGATAATATTCATAAAGTTTCTTTGTACATGATTCGGCTATTACACTCTCCTTTAATAATGTCCGTTAAATCAATGATGGAAAAGTCCGAGTACTTATTTTTTAAAAAATCAAACGAGTGATTATAAATATCCTCCAAAATAATAATTGATTCACTTGATTTCAATAATTGTTGATAATTTTGAAGAAAAAAATCTTGCGTCTCTAATGTATGCGGACCATCATCAATAATAATATCAAAAGATATACTGTTATCCTTAAAGTAGTCTATTGTTTTATTATTATAGGCATCTCCAATAAAAATATTTACATTTTCTCCGTATTCGTGAATGTAATATTGAGAAATATCAATAGCATATATGTTCGCATTTTGAAAAAAATGTTCCCATAATTTTAGAGAATTACCATACTGAATTCCTATTTCTAAAATATTTATTTTTTTATCTTTAAATTTTTCAAACTTTTCGCTATAAAAATTAGAGACGTATTTATGATATAATTCTTTATCAGATTGATTGTTTGTTTGACGAAAGGTATCTATTAGATTCATATTTTTTGAGCTATGATTTTAATATTTAAATTATGACTGCGTGGATTCCTAAGAAGAGATTCATCTATCTGATCGAACTCAACATTTTTAATAGTAAATTGATTCTGAGATAAAATATTATTCAATAGATCTAAAGAATATGCGGACTTATGAAAGTCTTCGTTTCTAGAAATTCCATCAACCCAATTTTTGCCAGCAAACAACATATAAATAACTGTCTCTAAATCCCAAACATTTGCATAATAAGCTTTAATGATCGAATCCCAGCATATTGTTTGTATAAATAATTGAGCGCCAGATTTGCAAATGTTACTCCAATTTTTGATTGAGATTTTGAAATCATCTATAGACATGTGTTCTATAACATCTTTCGCAAAGATTTCATCAATAGATTCATTATCAAAATTTAAATTCCTTATATCTTGTACTACGACTCTAGAATCTAGGGCGCAAGTATCTATATTAATATAACCATCTTTAATATCTGGACCGCATCCTAAATTTAATTTCATAATTTTAATTTATGTTCAATATAAGGATATTCGAAATCATTATGTTTCATGTGAATTTTATGCGCTGGATCTTGACCACCACCTTCAACATACCAATGTTCATGCCAGAATTCATGGTTCCTTTTTAAGCGAGCATCTAAATCCACATATCCAAAATGAACAACAAATGG